ATCAGGACCGCGCTGAGGATCATGGATGCAATTTGCGTGAACATTTCACCACGCAAAGGAGAGGAACAGCACCAGGGCGATGATGAGGCCGGCGGTGAGGACCTGCTTGCCAATGTCGGTCAGCACCCACGCGTCTCCTTCATGCCGAGGATGATGACGATGGCCAAGGCGTGGGCTATACTGGCCCGGTTCAACCAGTATTCGGGGCGGCGCCTCCTTTCCGCGATACGGCGGAATTCGTCTGCCCTCCGGCGATGCTGGTCGGCACGGTTCAAATCGGCATCAAGACGGGTGGCGTCTTGGGAGAGGGTGTCAGGCATGATCAAGCCGCCTTTTCTACCATCAGATCGTCAAGGCATTTGGCTCCCGTATGGGCCAGCAATCCCGCCATATCTGCGGAAAGACGTTGGCTAGCCTGGGTGTGTTCGATAATAAAATCCTTTAATTCCCCGTTTGATTCCCAATCGGCGCGCGTGGCTCTTAACGTCATTACATGCAGCGCCCCGCGTCCGCCGCGCTCCGAAATGCAAATCCATGACGTGAGGGCGTCAATGTCGGCGGCGATATCCTCGGGAATATGGATTTTCAGTTGGTCGCCAACATCCTTCGGCAACAAACTATTCATGCGGGTCTTGACTTCTTTCAGCATTAAAAGCCGATGTCCTTCACGGTTGTCCGTGAGGGAAAAGTATTCGAGCGGCACTTCGTTGAGGATTTGCTCAACGATGTCGGCCCTTGTCGCCGGGCCGCGCATCCCATGAATGCCCATAACGCGATCGATGGTCTGTTGAAGGGGGATGCTAACCATCGCGTTTCTCCCATTGGACGCAGAGTTCGTCGAGCCAACCGCGGGCCGCGCCGATCTCATCGTTTTCGTTGAAGCTGTGGAACTGCCAGGGGCGGGCCTCGGCCAACCATTCGGTGGCTGTGACATCCAGGCCCGCCAGCAAATCAACGGCCTCGCGAACGGAATAGATCAATTTCCGGCGCTCGGCGGCGCGCTCGCCTTCTTCCTTCGTCGCGCCGAAGTAGATTTTGCCGTCACGGGCCAGAACCGGATGGTGGGTTTCGCGGGCCTCTACGCGTGCCTCTGAGGCCGTAGGAAGCGGACGCTCCTGAACTTTGGCCTCGGCTTCCTGGGCGATGATGTCCTGACGTAATTGCTGGGCTTCGTTTTGGCTTGTTTCTGGATGCTCAAGCACATGTTGGACAACAGCGGCTGGGGTATCGTCTGATGTGATTGCCAAAAGAGTCGAAATCGTCGGCTTCTGGTCGCTTAGCGCTAAGCGACCAAATTTATTGACGACTCGCATGATGTTTCTGGTGTGCGAAGCAGAAAGCCCGGTTTCTTTTTTCAGCCATTTATCCCATTGTCCGTTGGGACCCGCCCCGAGGCGCCGCCCATATTGGTCGAATTGTTTTCGTGCCAGGATAAGCTGGCGTCCGATCTCGAAATAACCCTCAACGGCTTTCTGGCCCGCCGCCCTGATCTTCGCCGCCGCATCTCTCAGGCTCGCCGCCTCGGCATCGGTGAAGCCGGCGTAATCAAATTTCGTTGTTGAACGGGCGGTAGCCATGTGCGTCCCCACATCTGCCCGCTCGAGCGGCGGGGCGCGCGGGGAGGCATCGTAATGCGATCAAGTGCCCGCGTCAACGAGGAAAAGCGGTCAGGAGCCTGCATTTATCGTTGATTGGCTTTTGGGAAGCGGGTAGTGTTCGGAAGGTCAGAGATCGGAGATCAGGAAGACATCGCAACCATGGATAAAATTGTTCTGTGCGGCGATGCTGGGCCGTTCAAGGATTACCTGGATCGGTTACGGTCGCTTGTCGAGGCGCTTGATTCCCCGGGCGAAGTCATCGACGGCCTTCTCGGCATCCTTGACGCTCCGGAGAAACTGTTTCGATTCAAGGTGGATCCTTTCCCGACAGGCGGCACAAATCAATATCTTGTTCGCCTTGAGCCAACGGATTTTGCGGCGGTTGTCATGGCCGCAGTTCGGACAGGGAATATCAACGGATTGGTCGTCAAGGATTCTGGCCATCGTTGTCGTCCCTGATTTCTCGGCGTCAAAGCCTCCACACATGGGCCGAGCGGCGGCGCTCGGGGCCATCGTAATCGGCATCGGATCCGGCGGTGCGGCGCTCCGGCCCCGTGTACAGCACGATCCCGTGGTCGCAGGTGACCTCGATCATGATCCCTGGGTTCATTGCTCCTATGTTGCCTAGCGTGGCCTTACGCTGCACCTCGGAGAGGCCGCGGAAGCCAGAGAGTAGTTTTTTCTCGTCCGTGGTTTCGGGCACCGGATCGACGGCGTCGATGCTGTCGTCGTCGGTGTCGCCGAAGATATAATCGATGGTCGTCTCGAGGTGCCGCGCCAGGACCGACAATCTCTCGTGCGTGGGGACGAAGACACGGTCCGGTTCCACGAGACCGCGAAAAATGCTGCGGACGTAATTGCGGTCGAAGCCGCAAGCGACGCTCAACGAGGTCGGGTTGAAGCTGTTTACAGTCATCCGCGCGCGAATTCGAGAACAGATCAGATGATGCCGTTCGGCCTTTTTCATGGGGTCATTTTCCCGCTAAACCATTGAAAAATAAATGCCGGCAAATAACCGTTGACAAATGCCGTCAACCGCCCGCATTATCACCGCTGCCATGAACCATAGTCCACAGACGTTGAGGGGAAAGTTAATGGCCGATGCCGAGGAGCATTGTCGTCGGACTGGGATTTCTCTGGCCCGCCTAAGCACCGTGGTGGCCAACAACAGCCATTTCTTCGAGAGGCTGGCGGCCGGCGGCGACTGCACCACGGGAACCTACGAGCGGTTCCAGGCGTATTTCGATGCCGCCCGGCGCCGCAACGCCGGACGGAGGGACGATAAACATTTATTCGACAGGCGCAACCGAAAAACAGACAAGCGCCATTAAAGAATTTATAATTAAAAATAAATACTGGGGATAAGTGAAGTAACCACTAGGTATTGCGGAGTGCCTAAATTCGTAAGGGTGCTTTAAAAGATACGCGATACTATCCCAGTAAAAACCAAGGCCCTCCAAGGGGCCGTTCGCAGGAAGGATGCTTGAGCTCTGCTTGAATGGGCGGGGCTCCTTTTTGGCGGGCGGCCATGACGGAGGATGCCTTGGTCGAGAGCGATCCCTGCCGGGCACAGATAGAGCCGTCGCGGCGTACCGCACGCCGTGACGGGGATGCGCGCGTCCACGCAACGTCGGTGACGCCGGGTTGGCCCGTGGTGCGCGCGTCTTTTCTTGATGGGGCGGCAAGGGGCATCATTTTGGAGGGCTGCGAAATCTTCGCCGGGGTGGTCGGCTGGCGGCCGAGTTCAGCGGTCATGCCGGAGCGGCCGCGTGATGGCGCCACGAAACCCCGCTGCCGCCGGCGGGGCCCCGGCCTCCCAGGGAGCCGGGGCGAACGGCGGTGCATCCTCCCTGTTGAAAACTGCCGGGACCGGGTCGGGACGCGAATGCGCGCCGATGCGGCCCCGGCTTTTTTCAAACCCAGGGATCAGAAATCAGATTATGCCAATGAAGAATTTTGAGGCCGGGCAGCGGCGAAAGCTGCCAAACCGGCGGCCGGCGGAGACGGTGGTGCTCGTCCACGAAGGCCAGTCCGTATTTGCGACCCTCGGCTTCTGCCCGGAGACGGGAGCCGTGCGCGAGGTCTTCCTGCGCCGTGGCGGACCGCCGGGGAGCGACATGGACCGCCTGCTCGACGACGTCGGGGTCCTGATGTCCCGTTTGTTGCAATTGGGCGAGGACCCGGCCGTCCTGGCCAAGAGCCTCGGGCGGTTAGGATGGTATCCCAACGCCACCGGATCGGTGTTGCGCGATCCGGCCCAGACCTTCGTCGATTACCTGACCAACGACGACCACGGCCTGTGTTTGGACGCCTCGGCGATCGATCGTGATGCGTTGTACGCGGCGGCCAAGGTTTGCGACGAGGCGGTGCAGGGCCCCACGCCGGCGGCGTCGATCGTCGGAGTTGTCGCCGACTGGCTGGCGCGGGTGAAGGATGAGGCCGCCGGTGACGCGGACGATCTGGACGATTTCAACCCCGGGGGGACGGACTGATGGGGAAGCCGGGCCTTCTTCCTCCGAAGCAGCTGGACGACCTTCTGCGGCGCCGGGCGCTTGCCGAAAGGCTGCCGGAGCTGGCGCGCCGGTTCAGCCTGACGTTGCACCAAGTCTATAAGCTGCTGGATAACCATCGGCGTCGCCTCGAGTCGGTGTGCGCGGAGTTCGGTATCCCGCCGCCCAGGCACGGCGGATACCCGTCGTTGCATCCGGCCAAGCGGCGGCGGCGCCGATTCTTGCCCCGTCCGCCAACGGACGCCGCGCCGCCGGCGCGGACCCGGACGTGTCTCAAATGCGGCGATGATTTCACCAGCGAGGGACCGTGGAATCGGGTGTGCGCCAAGTGCAAGATCTCGCAGGCCTGGCGGTTGGGCGGGGATTGGGCCGTCCACACGGGCAGTCGGATGGGCGCGCCGGGAGCGGACTAATGGAACACGGGGCGGAACGGCGCGAGAGGTTCCTGCGGGTATGCCTGGAGGTCGGCGCGACCATTCAGGTGGCCATGGAGCGGACGGTGCGGGGGGGGGCGGCGTGACGGACCAACGCAAAATCTATGTCGCGTCGTCGTGGCGGAACGCGGTACAGCCAGACGTGGTTGCGGCCCTCCAGTCGGACGGTCATCTCGTCTATGATTTTCGCAACCCCCGTGATGGGGACACGGGGTTCCACTGGTCCCGGCTCGATCCAAATTGGAAAGCGTGGTCGCCACAAGAGTTTCGTGCACAGCTTGAGGGGCATCCCGTCGCCGCAGACGGCTTCAAAAGCGACCGCGCGGCGCTTGATTGGTGCGACCTCTGCGTCCTTGTAATGCCGTGCGGGCGCAGTGCCCACCTAGAATTTGGCTACGCCATCGGCGCTGGCAAGGCGTCAGTCATCATGCTTTCCGACGGCGAGCCTGAGTTGATGTATCTGTTCGCTGATTTCCGCTGCATCGGTATCGACGAGGTCCGCGAGGCGGTAAAAAGTCTCGCCAGCGGGAGGGCCGCATGACGGAGGCCGTGGAGCGGCGCGAGAGGTTCCTGCGGGTGTGCGTGGAGGCCGGCGCGACCCCGGACAAGGCGCTGGCCCAGGCCCGCGCCATGGAGGAGTTCATAATCAATGGCATAGTGGCGCCGTTGATGCTGGCGCCGCCACCGCAGGAACCGGCCGGCTCGGCCGACAAGAAAGCCACCGCCGCCCTTCCTCCGTCCGCCGAAGCGGGCTCTGCGAAGGCGAAGGATGCGGCGCCGCCGGCGCCGCCGCGAAAGGCCCGCCATGGAAAGGCATGGACCCCGGGGAAGGTGGCGGAATTCGAACGGATGTGGCAGGCAGACGCCGGCATCTCGGAGATTGCGGCGAAGTTCAATCTGACCAAAGCGGCGGCGTACGAGCGTGCGAGGATTCTGGGCCTCGGGCGGCGCAGACCGCCGGGCGGGCGACGCGCGGCCGCGCCGGTAACCACGCCGGCTACCTCCGACCTGCCGTCGGCGGCGAGGCCGGCCGGGGCGGGGCCGGTAAGCATCGAGGGCGTCATCCGTTTCCTGCAGTCGTGCGATATGCACATCGAGAAGGACCCCAACAGCGTGAAAATGCCCCGATGGTTGGTGGACGGCTTGCGCGACGAGGCGCTGACCGCCGACGAGCTGCTCATCTACGCCAACAAAGAACGGCGGCGCATCGGGATGTCCGAATTGATCTACGGCCTGTGAGGCGGGGACGGGAAGACAGGGATCAGACGCAAAATGTACCCGGGAAAACACCAGATTCGGCTTCTTGCACAACTCGCCACGCCGGCGTTGATGCTGGTGGTGCCGGACAGGGTCTCGCGTTCCCTGGAAAGGCGCGGCCTGGTGGCGCCGCGCAGCACGCGGACGGACGGCTGCATAGGGATCACGCCGGCGGGACTTCGCGTCCTCGCCGATCTTTTCGAGGCGGGGAAACTGGAGAAGATGGTGGGCGAGCCGGGGAGGGCACCGATATGACGTTTGACGAATGGTGGGCAGCCGTGACGCAGGAAGCAAAGCGGCGCGGTGGTGAACACTTGCTCGGGGATCAAGAGAGCCACCGCGACGGCTTTGAAGATGGCTATACGCCCGCTGAGGAAATCGCTGAGGCCATCTACTCGGCCGGGGTGTCAATGTGATGGGCGCCAACACCGAAATCGAGTGGTGCGACTCCACCTTCAACCCATGGATCGGGTGCGCCAAGGTCGGGCTGGGGTGCGATCACTGTTACGCCGAGACTTGGGCCAGGCGGACGGGCGCGCCGGAATTGTGGAACGGCGAGCGCCGGCGGACGAAGACCTGGGGCAACCCGCTCAAGTGGAACCGCGAAGCCAAAGAGAACGGCGTTCGCTATCGGGTTTTCTGTGCGTCCCTCGCCGACGTGTTCGACAACGCCGTGCTCCCCGCTTGGCGCGATGATCTCTGGCACCTGATCCGCTGCACGCGGCATCTGGACTGGATCATCGTCACCAAGCGCATCGGCAACGCGGCGAAGATGCTGCCGCCCGATTGGGGGCCGGGCTGGCCGCACGTGTGGTTGCTCGCCACCATTTGCACCCAGCCCGAAGCCGACCGTGACGTCCCGAAGCTGCTGGCGACGCCGGCGGCGGTGCGCGGCATTTCCTACGAGCCGGCTTTGGGGCCGGTGGATCTTTCTCGACGGGGGCTTTGGCTCTGCCAACATTGGAAGTCCGAGGACTCATTATCGAGTGCGCCCTGGTGTCCTGATGACCCATCAAAATGGTGGTGGGAACCGCAAGCACTTCGAGGGCCGGGACAGGTGATGCTCGACTGGATCATATGCGGCGGTGAGAGCGGGCCGGGCGCCAGACCCATGCACCCGGCCTGGGCGCGGTCGATGCGCGACCAATGCCAGGCCGCCGGCGCGGCGTTCTTTATGAAACAGATGGCGAAGAAAGCGCCGATTCCTGACGATCTGATGATTCGGGAATGGCCAGATGGTGGATGCGCCGATTTCGAGGAGAATTCAATTGTGTGATCGTTCGCCAGTAATGCTCTCGCGCCTTCGTGATTTCCGCTGTCAACCGATAAGGGGGCTTTTGTGTCGCCTTGATTTCGGCCCACTGTCGCGCGCACAGATCGGTGAACTCAACGATAAGTGCGGCTTGACGCTTTTTAATCCGCAGATATGGGAGCAGCGCCTCCGCCGCCGTCCGAGCTCGCTTGTCGGTCGCTTGCCAAACCGTCCAAGGTTTGTGCGCGGCGTTCGTCGGTTGGTGGTGATAGACCGAACCGCCAAACAATTCTTTCAGAAGATACTGCACCTCTTCGCCGATCGTGCCAGTGAAACCGACCTTTGCGATGTAATAGGTGGGTCGATGAGATTCATACCGCTTCCCCTTTGTCCTGTAGCTCCGCTGGATGGTAAAAAAACCATTGCCGTCAAGCGCGCCAGCGAGATAAACGAGTGTCGTTTCCATGCGCGCAGTACAACACATCGAGTCCTGAAATATACGGCCGGCCGCTTGCTCGACGGACGCACGTGGAACGAGTACCCGGGGGCCGACGATGGGTAACCACTTGCGGAACGGGCAATTCCTTTCGGACAAGTATGCCGTTTACCGCTTCCGTGACGGGAAGTGCGCCAGTCCCGACAAACTGGTGTTGAGTTTCCATGATCCGGCGGCGCGTGCGGCGCTTCAATTGTTCGCCAACATGACAGCGGACGCGGAATTGGCGATCGACATCAAGGCGCGGCTGAGATCGGTCGGATCGGACATCAGGGATGACGGATCAAATACAAAGAAAGGAACCGGCAATGAGCAAATTGCCCTATGAGGCCGCGCAGCACGCGATGCAAACGGGCGTCGCTCAGGAGATGGAACACCGGCCCGGTCCGACGGCGCCAAAAAGCCTTCGTGTCGGTATAAACACAGCCCTATGCGATCACGCCGCCTTGGTCCGGTTGCTGGTCGACAAGGGCGTAAGCACCGACGCCGAATACGTGGATGCCATTACGGACGAGATGAACCTAGAAGTCGAACGGTATGAGCGGTCGCTGGGTGACTCCTTGGGCGCGAAGATCACCCTGCGATGACCCGCAACCTGACCATCTCTGCCTCCGCCAAGGTTTCAACCGGCAAATCCGATTGGGCGCGGCGCATCACCGACGCCTGGAATGCCAGCCGCGAGGCGGTAATCCACGTCGGTGCCCTGCTGATCGAGGCCAAGGACGTGCTGCCGCACGGCGACTTCCAGGCGATGGTGGACGCCGAGCTGCCGTTCGGGCCGCGTACGGCCCAGCGCCTGATGGCGATCGTTGCCGATGAACGGATCACAAATACGACCCACGGGTCGCTTTTGCCAGCCTCATGGCGGACGCTGTACGAGCTGACGCGGCTCGATGACGCCGTCCTCGAGGGCGCCTTCGCCGCCGGCGACATCTCCCCGGACATGGAGCGCGGCGACGTGGCGCGGATCCGGCGCCGCGCCGCCGCCGATCGGGCCACGTCGGCACCCGGGGCCGTCGATGCCCAGGCGTGCGCGGTGGAGGACCTCACCGAGCTCGCGGTGTCCGGGGCGCGGTTCGGAGCCATTCTGGCGGATCCGCCGTGGACCTTCGAGACGTACTCGGCGAAAGGCCAGGGGCGGTCGGCGGAGACCCATTATGCGTGCATGGACGACAAGGCCATCGCCGACCTGCCGGTGAAGGATCTGGCGGCCGACGACTGCGTGCTGTTCCTGTGGTGCACCTGGCCGAAGCTCGAGGACGCGCTGTGGATCGTCGGCCAGTGGGGGTTCGACTACAAGACCGTCGCCTTCACCTGGGTCAAGCAGAAGCCCAAGGGCGGCGGCCTGTGGACGGGGATGGGCTTCTGGACCCGGTCGAACCCGGAGCCGTGCCTGCTGGCGACCCGGGGGGCGCCCAAGCGCCTGTCGGGCAAGGTCAAGGAGCTGATCGTGGCCCCGGTGCGTGAGCACTCGCGCAAGCCCGCCGAGGCGCGGGCCCGCATCGCCCAACTTGTCCCGGGGCCGTACCTGGAGCTGTTCGCCCGGTCCCAGGCCGAGGGCTGGGAGGCCTGGGGCGCCGAGGTCGGGAAGTTCACCGAGGCGCCGGCCCAGGTGCCCGCCGAGGTGCCGGCCTCGAAGAAGCCCGGCAAAGCGTCGGGCAAAGCGTCGGGCAAGGCGCGGGGCAAGGCGACGGCTAAAGCGAGGGGCAAAGCGCCGGCTATGGTGGTGGCCAAGGCGGCGGCCTCAACGAAGTCCATCCGCGCCGCGAAACCTTCCCCTGACGTCCAACGCATTAACGCCGAAAAAGCTTCGTCGGCGGGCGAAACGAAGGCGGGGGAGAAAGCGCGGTGATTAACACCGGTATCGTCTCGACACTGCCGCGTTGTCCTCAGGGATTCTCGGCCGGAATCGCGGGGACGTGATGCGCTGGAAACCATGGCCGAGAATCTTGAAACGACGATCGGACGGATCGCTGTGGACAGCGGCCGGTGATTGTCCGTTGCCGTTTACCGGGTTCAATTTCGTTCGGCTCCACAAAGCAAAAATCGGCTGGTGGGCCGACTTTGACGATCGGTGGGTTTTTTTCAACTTCCGCGATTTTGACATTATCCGGTAACGGATGGCATGGGCGAAATGAGCGATCGCGAGATCAGGTCCCCGCAGCCACGTTGTCCCCAAGGGTTCGCCGCCGGGACGGTGGTTCTGGCGAGCCTTTACGGTGAGGTCACCGTCCCCGCGTGTCTGATCGCCGGGTTGGCGGTGCACCATGTGGTCGTCAGCAACGGTCGATGCGGCCCGGATCACAGCTGGTGCTTGACGCGGGATTGGGCCGTTGCCCACGCCGCGACAGGCTTGGCTTTTGGCTATACGCGCGGGAGCAAGCGGGACGCGGTGAAATGCGCCTGGGCCTTGGCCGCGTGCGGCGTCGCCTGGACCCGGCTGAAGCGCGGTGACGATCCGGGTTCCGTCGTGGGCTGGACAAAAGCCAAGGCGGCACGGGCCCGAAGGGCGCTTCAGGCGTGCGGTGCCTCGCCGAGGGGCGCCGCCCAGGCCGTCAGCAAATCGGCGATTCGGAATATCCGAAAACAGGCGGGGAAACGGAAATGAGGGGGGCGGCGTGACAAACAACCCTTACCGCATAGAGGGCCCTGTCCTGGTTTCGTTTTCCGGCGGGCAGTCGAGCGGGTTCATCCTCAAGCAAATCCTCGACGCCTCCGGCGGGCGTTTGCCCGAAGATGTGTACGCGGTGTTCTTCAACACCGGGAAGGAGATGCCCGAGACCCTAGATTTCGTCCAGGAGTGCTCGATGCGGTGGCGGTGTTCAATCACGTGGCTCGAATACGCCAAGGACGAGCCACACCAAACGGCGATCGTCAACCACAACTCAGCCAGCCGCAACGGCGAACCGTTTGTGGACGTCATCAAGAATAGACGATTCCTGCCCAATCCAGTGACGCGCTTCTGCACGTCCGTCCTCAAGGTCAAACGCGGCATCGCCTTCATGCGCGACATGAAGGGCCACGAGCATCGGGACAGCGCCCTCGGGCTCCGGGCCGACGAGCGACGGCGTGTTGCCAAAGCGAGGCAGCGCAACGAGAGCGGCAAGGAGCGTTTCGATACGGTCATGCCGCTCGCGGAGGCGGGGATCGCCCGGCGGGATGTCGTCGCATTCTGGAACGCGCAGCCGTTTGATCTCCGGCTCCCCAACGTGAACGGGGTAACGCCGCTCGGGAACTGCGATCTCTGTTTCCTGAAAGGGGCCGCCACGCTGCTCGGCATCGTCAGGGACCGGCCAGAACTCAGCCGATGGTGGATCGAACAGGAAGCGAGCGTAACCGGGGCGACCGCTAAACCGGATGGCGCGCGGTTCCGTGCAGACCGCCCCACTTACGCGGAGATGCTGCGGCTGGTCCAAACGCAGGGCGACCTATTCATCGATCTGCCAAACGACGAGGCAATCCCCTGCATGTGTACGGATTGAGGAGGGGGCCGGCGTGAACCACATCGATACCGCCGCCATCCGTACCCGGCATCCGCTGGCGGCCGTGGTCGGGCGCTATGTGAAGCTGACGCGCCGTGGACGGGAACATGTGGGCCTATGTCCGTTCCACGCCGAAAAGACGCCGTCGTTCACGGTGGTTGAGGGCAAGGGCTTTTTCCATTGCTTCGGCTGCGGCGCCCACGGGGACGTGATCGGGTTCGTGCGTGAGATCGAGGGCGTGGACTTCGCCGAGGCGGTGCGGCGCCTCGAGGGTGATGCCCCACCCATGGCTGCGCGCCAGGTGGATCGCCGCGAGGCGAATCGTCGAGAAGCCGCGGAGCGCACGCGGCGCATCCAGGCAGCGCGCGAGATGTGGCGATCGGCGGAGAGGGACATTCGCGGGACGCCGGTGGAAACATATCTGGAATCCCGCGGGGTCCGGCGGCCGCGCAAGGGCTGGCCGCCGAGCCTGCGCTATGCGCCGCGACTGTCCTATCTGGACGGCGGGGATGTGAATGACGGCACCACGTGGCCGGCCATGGTGGCGGCGGTGCAGAAGGGAAGAAAAGCCCGGGCGCCGGTGATGGCGGTACACCGGACGTACCTCACGGCCGACGGTTCGGCCAAGGCGCCGGTTCGGAGCCCGAAGAAGATGCTGGGGCCGGTTTCCGGCGGCGCCGTCCGCTTCGCCGCGCCCGGATCCCGGCTTCTATTGGCTGAGGGCATCGAGACGGCGCTGAGCGTCGCCCAGGCGATGCCCCGGCGGCGCATATGGGCGGCGGGGTCGCTGGGCAACATGGCGGTGCAGCTGCTGCCGGTCGTGGTGCGCCGGGTGACGCTGCTCATGGACGCGGACATGAAGGACCCCGACGTCGCCGTCCGCACCGCCCAGAAGGCGGCCGAGACCTACGGGGTGCACGGCGTCCGCGTCGAGTGTGTGTGGCCAGAGCTGGGGATGGATTTCAACGACGTGTTGAGGGTGGCGTAGATGGGCGAAGACGCGATCAAGGAAGCGGTGAAGAACCCAGTGCCGGCGTCGAGGTCGGTCAACTCGGTCGCCCACGAGATTCTGGAAAGGCACGACCTGGTGGCCGACGAGACCGGCGCCGTCTATCGCTACGAGAACGGACCGTGGCGGCGGCTGTCGGACATCGCGTTGATTCGCCTGGCCCGGGACTTCGACGGCCGGGGCACCAGCAGCCACCGGCGGCGCGAGATCGTCGACTACCTGCGGGCGACGGCCTACGAGGCGGACCTGACCTGGGGCCGGGTGGCGGATTTCGAGGTCGGCTGCACCAACGGCATCGTCGACGTGCGCAGCGGCGCGGTGGGACCGCACAAGCCCGAGCATTACCTCGAGCGCGTCATCCCCCACGTCTACGACCCGACGGCGCAGGCCCCGGTGTGGCACCAGGCCCTGGCCGACTGGTTCGGCGACGCCGAGGGCGACGGCTCGATCGAGGCCCTGCAGGAGTTCTTCGGCTACCTGGCGCTCAGCCACGCCAAGTACAAGAAGGCGCTGTTGCTGTACGGCCCCGCGGACTGCGGTAAGAGCCGCATCGTCGACGCCGCTATGGGGCTGGTCGGGTCGCGCTACACGTGCCAGCTCTCGGTCGAGTTCATGGACGATCCGACCCGGCGCGCCGTGATCAAGGGCAAGGCGCTGAACGTCGCCACCGAGCTGCCGATGGACGCCCTGATCGCGGATAGCGGCTTCAAGACCATGGTGTCGACGGAGGAGCCCCTGCTCATCGACGAGAAGTACCGCCCGGCGGAGATGTACGTGCCGACGGCGAAGCACGTGATCGCCACCAATCACCTGCCGCGCATCAACGACCGCACCGAGGCGACGTTCAACAGAATTCTATTAATCCCTCTGCTGACGAGCATCCTGCCCGAACGCCAGGACCGACAGCTGCAGGCGAAGATCAGCGCCGAGTTGCCCGGCGTCCTGGCGTGGGCTATCGAGGGCGCGAAACGCTTGGTGGGGCGCGATGGGGAATGGCGCGAGCCCGAACAGGGGCGGCTTTTCATGGCGGAGTACCGGGATGAGCAAAACCCGATGCGCCAGTTCCTGCGCGAAGATTGCGTGCGCATCGACGGCGCGGCGGTGCCGCTGACCACCCTGACCAAGCAATTCAACCAATGGAACCAGGGCGCCCGTAAGGCTTCCGTGCGTGCCGTCGCGACGATGTTGCGCGCCGCCGGCCAGGCGTCGTCGATCCGCACGGTGCGGATGAACAGACGGACGATGAAGGCGCTGGTGGGCTGGCGGCTGTGCCTGTGGTCGGACGCCCCCGACGAGATCAATTTGGCGGCGGCGGAAACGTACATCCAGGAGTAGTAACGTGCCTGATAAGGGCGGCCGGGATTCTGTTACCAGAATGTTACCGAGTGTTACCGAAGGAAGCGCTTCGGTAACACGGCGCAAGAATGTTGCGTGTTTTGTTAAGATTTATTAAGATTTGTTTAGAACTCTTAAAAAATGTTACCGAAATCCCGCCTTCGGTAACACTCGGTAACATCGGCAGTGGGCCGCAAACCCACGGTGGGCGCGCGACTCAGGCCGGTGTTACCGTGTTACCGGATTCCCTTATATCTAATTACTGGGAGAGAGGGAAAGAGGGGTCCCAGTAAGAAGAAGAAGGGAAATCCGGTAACACCCACGAAATGGGCGAAATCAGGTTGTATGACGCTAAGAACACATAGCGACTTTTATGTCTGAAAAACGCACCATCGACATCGAGAGGTTTTGCCGTTGGGCCTATCATGACCAACGGGCTGAGGAAACCATCGAGCAGTGGGAAGAATGGGAGCCGCGCCTACTCGGCAGCTTTAATTCCGACGCCATGATGGCGAATTATACCGTCCTCGGCGTTCGCATCAGCGGCGGTGGCTTAAGCGCCTACCGGAATTTCGATCTCCACCCGGATGCTGAGCTCCTGCACGACCGGGTCATGGGCCTGGGACGGGATGCGTCGATCCTCATTCGGGTGTGTGCCAAGGCCGACCTGCGGCCGGATTGGCGCCCCGGCGCCGAGCCCAGGTGGGAACCTTGCACAACATGGCAGCGGACCAACGGCGAGCAGATGCCAATGTATGAATATGACGCCGGATATCGTGGCGGCAAACAGCCGTGGTTCTGCCCGCTCAGACTGGTCGACGGCCTGGAATCCATCGCCTATCACCGGCGGGTCTATGCCACCTGGTACGGTGGGTTGGTGTCGTTGGCGACGGCGCTCGCGGCGAATCGGGAGGACCTGATCCGGCACTCGGTGACCGGGCCGGCGGCGCCGGCGGCGCCGTGGAATGCGCAGGCTTCCGCCGTTTCGCAAATAGGGATTGACAACCTTGCGGAAAATCGTTGACATGAAGGCAACATCCTGAGATGTGCCCGCCGGCGGGGAAAGGATCCTGAGGCGGGCTTTTTCATGCCCGGGTGAACCGATGCCTTGGGCCGCGCCGCGACCATGCGGCCAGCCGGGATGCGCTGAAAATTTATCTAGGTTCTTTTAAAGACCCCAAAACCTACATGGGAAGGGTGCGCGTCATGTGCGTGAAACGGCGGGTTTCCGCGGCCTCTGCGGTTGCTGTTTTGGTTGTCTTCCGAGGGTAACGGTTTCCTTCTGATCATCTTCGAGGCGTAAATGTCACCCAGGAAAGATTCCAACGTCGTCAACCTGCGCGAACTCGCCGAGATCATGAACGTATCTGACAATACACTGCGTGAATTGATCCGCGCCGACGGCAACTTCCCGGTCCTGGCCCGGGGCAGCCATGGCGTGCCCTACGAATTCTCGGTGTCGGCGGTGAGCACCTGGCGGCAGGAGCACCAGGAGCAGATCAAGGCCGAACAGGACCGGCGACAGGAGGAGCTGAAGCAATTCCGCCTGGAGCTGTTCGGCGGTCAACTCGCCGACGAGACGCGGGAGGGCCTCACGGCGGCCGAGATCGCCAAGGAGATCGAGGCCGAAATCAACGCCTTGAAGCTGGCCAAGGCGCGTGGCGAATACGTCGTCAAGGCGGATGTCGAGCGCTGCGTCGCCTTCGCATTCGTCGAGCTCAGGAAGGAATTGATGCAACTCGGCACCGAGATCACACGCGCGCTCGGCCTCGAGGCGACCGCGCGGGCCACCGTCGATGACATGGTCAAGGCGAAGCTGGAGCGGTGCAGCGACCGGCTGTCGCGGCAGGAAAACTATGCGCAAGCTGCCTGACATCCCATCCTTTACCGCGGCCAGTGAGGTCGTGGGCCGGATCGCCGCGATGCTCCGCGTCCCGCCCTCGGTCACGGTGAGCGAAGCGGCCCTGCGCCACCGGATCCTGCGCAACCCAGGGGGCGGGTTCACCGGCCGCTACAGCTTCGACATGGCGCCGTACCTGCGCCGTATCCACGATTGCCTGGCGACCGACGGCGGTAACAACGCGGTGGCCGTCATGGGCCCGGGCCAGTGTGGCAAGAGCGACATCGGCAACAACTGGTTCCTCCACACGGCGATCTACGACCCGGCGGACGTGATCTTCCTGGCGCCCGACAAGTCGATCATGCGCGACTACGTGGTGAGCCAGATCAACCAGATGATCCGCACGAGCCCGGAACTCCATGAGCTCCTGTTGGAAACCCCGTCGGCCGACAACATCTTCTCGAAACAGTTCCGAGGCTGCACCTGGTTCTTCATCTGGCCGGTCTCTTCGCAGATGCGGGCGCGGCCGATCCCGCGCGTGAGAGTCGACGATTACGACGAGATCCCCGAGGACATCGACGGCCAGGGCACGGCGCTGATGCTGCTGTCGGCGCGCCAGACGGCGTTCGAGGGCCACGACATGACCTACGTGAACAGCTCTCCGGCGCTCGGCCCAAAACGCGGCATCGAGGCCCTCGTCGCCTCGGGGACGGACGAGCGCTGGCACGTGCCGTGCCGCCATTGCGGCGACTATTTCGTGCTCGACTTCGAACACCAGTTGCGGTTCAAGCGAGACGGTTCGCCCGCCGAGGCGAAATTCTCGGCCGCCGTCATCTGCCCCGAATGCGGCGGCGTGATGACGCAGGCCGACAAGCGCGAGATGATGGCGGCAGGCGTGTGGGCCGGGGCGGACCAGACCGTGAAGGCCGACGGGACGCTGGACGGGCGGGCGCGCGAGACCAACATCGTCAGCTTCCGCATCGACGGTTTGATGGGGCTGGGATCCTGGGGCCGCCTGGCCGAGCTTTGGCGCCGGGCCGACCTGGCCTTCGAGGTGCGGCAGGACGAGGCCGACCTGGTCGCCTTCTACAACGCGCGGATCGGCATGAACTACATCTCGCGCCTGGCCGAGGCGACTGCGATCGAGCCAAGCGACCTCGCGGCCCGCGCCGACCACTACAAGCTGGGCGAGGTGCCGGAAGGGGTCGAGGTCCTGACGGCGGCCGTCGACGTCCAGGTGAACCGTTTCGAGATCATGGTCGTCGGCTGGAAGACCGGCCTGGAATCGTTCATCGTCGACCGCTTCGCACTCACCCAGGTCGAGATGGGCGGCGACCGCATCGATCCGGCGCGCTATCCCGAGCACTGGGCGCTCCTGTTGCGCTACGTGCTGTGGCGCCGCTATCCGATCGCCGGCGCGCCCGGCAAATCGCTGGCGATCTGCAACACGGCGATCGACACCGGCGGCCAGGAGGGCGTCTCGGACAACGCCGTCAAGTTCTGGTACACGGCGCGCCGCGTCGGAGTCCCCGACGCAACGATCACGATGATCAAGGGCGGCATGAATCTGAAGGCTAAGCTGTTGTCGGCGCCGACCTATCTCGAGCTCGATTCGCGCGGCCGGCCGCGTCGCGGCGGGCCGAAGCTTTACGTCATCAACGTCAACCAGGCGAAGGATATCCTCAACGCCCGGCTCGCCCGCCAGACCCCAGGCGCCGGCTACATCCACTTCGCCGCGGACATGCCGAACGAATATCTCGAGGAGCTGACCGCCGAGGAAAAACAAAAGGGGCGGTGGGTCAAGACCAAGCCGCGCAACGAGACCTTGGACCTCGCGGCCTACAATATCGCCGCCCTGGTGCGCCACGGCGGCGAACGGGCGGACCTCGCCTGGGTGCCGGCGTGGGCGCGGGTGTCCGATACCCCGGCGCCCGACGTGCGTGCCGGCGGCTCGCCGACGAAAGACATCATCCAGGCTCCGCATCCGGCCATTGTCTCGGTCAGGAATCGCCGGGCGCGGCGGCGCGTGAGCAGCAGCATGATGGGGTGACCCCATGGCCACTTTGCAGGACCTCAAGGATAGGCGCGACAGGCTGAAGGCGCAGAAACACTCGGGCGTTGCCCGCGTGACTTTCGAGGGGCGCACGGTCGACTATCGCGGGCTGGCCGAAATCAACCTGGCCATCGCGGATCTCGACCTGCTGATCAGTCAACAGGAAGGCGGCAAGGTGACGCGCCACATCCGTGTCTTTGCCGACAAGGGGCTGTAGAGGAAATCCAATCCAAAAGGAGGACTATCATGGCGGAAACGACCATGGGCGCGGCGTTGAAGCGCGGGGGTGTCAACGAGGCGTTTTCGCGGCTCCATACTTTGGCGTGGGATTGCCTGCGCGCCGCGGGCAGGAATCCGACCGCCGCGCTGGAATCCTTTTCCAACGCGGTAAGGACCGACGCCGCGCTGGTGGTCGAGGCCATCGGCGGCAAGCAATTGGACGTGGCGTTGCTGGGGATTTTGAAAAGCCGCGCTGCCGACATGAATCACAACACCGGGACGGGGAGCGAGGGCCACCAGGCGATTGATGCCCAGATCGGGCTTGCCCCCGCTTCGGCTGGCGGACGAGACGGCGACAAGGACCACTCCCCGTTTGATGCCCATAAATCCTGTGTCCCGCCGTCTCGTCCCGCCCGCGAACCGACGACGGTCGAGCGCACCGCGGCGGTGCGCGCTGCAAAGACGGCGGCGAAATCGATTGCCGACAGCTTCCGTGTCGGCGCGCTCGGCGGCCAGTTGCTCGGCGACATCGCGCCGTCGTCCTATGAGCGCATGATCTTCGCCGCCGGGCGCGAGCGTTTTCTCGGCCGGCTGCTGAAGGCGTGGCGCGACCACAAGGCGGCGCACATCCCGAGCACGGCGCGAACACGCGACATCGTGCCGGAAAAAATCCTCGTCCGCATGGTGGCGTTCGCCAAGTACACGACGACGCACGGCATCGAGTTCATCGACGACAGCGTGCTGCTCGAGCAAATGGAGCAATCCGATGCGGTCTGAAACCCCCGAGGCTATCGCCGGCATCCGGTACCATCATCGCCAGCGCATCTACGCGATGGAAACGCGGAAGGCGATGGATTTACGCCTTGGTTGGCTCGTCAAGATGGATTTGGGGTGGTCGAGAACGCTGTCAAAGACCGAGCGGGACGCCATCGCCGCGCGGGCGGCGGACCTTGTAAAAATCGGCGCGGCCTTGACGAAAGGCAAGATGGTCGATATCCCAGGCGACTTCGCGCGGCTCGAAGATGTCATTCTGGCCACCCTTGCGGCGCGAACGCCGTTCGCCGCGATCGAGAAAGCCGCCGAAAAAGAAATGGCCAGGCTGGCACAGGAGCTCGCCGTCTGGCAATGGGCGGCGCCGATCCGCGGCTTCGGCCCGGTGTCGCTTGCCGTCATCATCGCCGAGGCGGGGGACCTGTCCAACTACCCGACCATCGCCAAGCTGTGGACGCGCATGATGCTCGGACTGGTGGACGGCATCCGGCAAGGCGGCCTGCCGAAGACGGCGACGGCGGCCGAATGGATCAGGCACGGGTACAACAAGAAACGCCGGTCGCGCATGTGGAACATCGGACAGGCGCTGGTCAAAGGCAACCGCGACGGTGCCTATCGTGCGGTCTATCTGGCGCGCAAGGACTATGAACGAGCCAGGGCCGAGGCGGCGGGCCTGACGGTGGCGCCCTCGGCAAGCATCCCGAAGGACCGCAAAGACGAATTCATGTCGCTCGGCCACATCGACCACCGGGCGCAACGGGTCATGGAGAAACGCCTGCTCGTGGATTTGTGGCAGGCGTGGCGGGAGACCACCATAGAGGTGTAGCCCATCCACGCGCTGTCTCCCGCCGATATTTCGGACGCCGCGTGAGCGGCAGGGTGCGGGGCCAGATCCAGCCTGATGCCCAGGGCCACGACGCCCCGCACCCTTTTCTCGATGCGCGGATCAGTCAACGCGAAGGCGGCAAGGTGACGCGGCACATGTGTTTCTTTGCCGACAAGGGATTGTAGATGAAAGTCGCTCTCGACATCGGCGGGTTCAATGTTTCATTAGCGGCGACGAGGACCGGGGGTGCCTATGAGGGGGCGACCACCGGGCGCCGAGCGAGGGGCTGGATCGCTCCCGACGTGGGCCCGACCCGGGCGATTCTCGATTCGGCCGACCTCGTGCGCAACCGCGCCCGGCAGCTTGGCCGCAACAATCCATGGGCGGGGAACGGGCTCGACGCCTTCGTCGCCAACTGCGTGGGAACCGGGATCAGGCCGCGGTCGAAGGCGGCCGACGGGGGCACGCGCGAACGCATTCAGGAATTATGGGAAGAGTGGATCGACGACGCGGATGCCGATCAGACCCTCAATTTCTATGGGCTTCAAGGGCTGGTCGCGCGCGGTCTCGTCGAGACCGGCGAGGTCTTCGTCCGGGTTCGCCGGCGCCGCCTCGGCGACGGGCTCACCGTGCCGCTGCAAATCCAGGTTCTCGAGGCCGACCACGTGCCGCTCAATCTTAACCGGCTGGTGAGCGGCCGCAACGTGATCCGCGCCGGCATCGAGTTCAACGCCGTCGGCCGCCGCGTCGCCTACCACATGCATCCGACCCATCCCGACGATCCGGCGATCGTGCTGAGGGCGGCCTTTGCGAAACGGGTGAACGCAAACGACGTGATCCACGTCTTCCGGCCGCTGAGGCCGGGCCAAATCCGCGGCATCTCGTGGATGTCGCGGGTGCTGGTCAAACTGTTCGAGCTCGACCAGTACGACGACGCCGAACTGGTGCGGAAAAAAACCGCCGCCCTGTTCGCCGGGTTCGTCACCAAGCAGGCCGACGATACCAGCATCCTCGGCGAAGCCACCGACTCGGACGAGACCGAGGTCGAGGTCGGTCTTGAACCCGGGACAATGCAGGTCCTGCTGCCGGGCGAGGATTTGAAGTTCTCGGAACCGGCGGATGTCGGCGGCTCTTACGAACAGTTTATCAACACACAATTGAGGGCGGTCGCCGCCGGCATGGGCGTCACCTTCGAGCAGCTCACCGGCGACATGAGTAAGGTCAACTTTTCATCGATCCGTGCCGGCCTCATCGAGTTTCGCCGGCGGTGCACGATGTTCCAGCAGAACATTCTCAATTTTCAATTTAACCGGCGGGTATGGCGCGAATGGCTGGCGCAGGCGGTGCTGGCCGGCGCGCTTGATATGGCGCCCGCGCGTTCGCTCGATCGTTCGGTCACGGCCGTCAAGTGGATCGGCCAGGGCTTCGAATGGGTCGATCCGCTCAAGGAACAGCAGGCGCAGCAATCAGCGGTCAGGAATGCCTTCAAGAGCCGTTCCGAAGTCGTCGCCCAGATGGGACGCGATATCGAAGACGTGGATGACGAGATCACCGCCGACAACGAGCGCGCCGACCGTCTCGGCATCGTTGCCGACAGCGACCCCAGAAAGGTCTCGAAGGGCGGCGGCGCGCAGGGACCCGAACAGCTGGAGTTTTTCGAGCAAGAACGCGAGGCGAGTTGAGATGCCGCGCAAGGTTAGGGGGATGGCAAAGCGGGCTCAGATCGCGGTTCGGTGCCCAGAAGAGTTACGGGTGAAGCTGGCCGCCGCCGCGAAAATAAATGAGGTGTCGCTTAATGCCGATATCATACGGCGACTCGATGCCTCGTTCGATATCGAGGAATCATTCGGCGGCCCCAGGTTGTTCAATCACATGCTCATGCTCAGCCGGCTTATCGCTGCGGTTGAGACGCAACACGGTAAGTCGTGGATCGAGGATCGCGCGACCTGCGACGATGCCGCCGAGGCGGCGAGCGCCTTTTTCGCCGTTCTTGGGCCGTTGCTAGCGGGCAAGAAGTTTCCGATAGGTAAAACCTTCGACGTTTTGGTGCTCAAGGCGTTCGTCGAAACCTTCAGAGAGGCGAGTTGAGATGCCACTCAAGAACGAACACGCCTGCCGTCTGGTCGACCCCGGCAAGTTCCAGCCGAACAGCTTCAGGCGGTTGAACCGGGTCTCGAACGGCAAGGGCCTGGGCGTCATCATCGGCCGGCTGAAAGGCGAGACGACGACGACCGACCAGGCGTTCCGCTATCCGATCAAGGACTGGAGCGAGGGTGGGGCCCGGAAGCATTGTCGCGAACACCAGGGCATCCTGTTCGAGCCGGCGGTCAAGGACGCGGACGGCGGCGCCGGATCGTTCCTGCCGAACATCGCCGCCCGCGTGTTCGATACGCCGCTGCTGATCGACGCCGACAAGCTGAGCGCAATCCTGGCGGTCCTCGGGCGACGGATCGGGCTCGACGATTTGAGAGCCCTGGAGATCGCCGATCCCGAGCCGCCGCGGCCGTTCCGACTCTTCGCCGGTGGCGTCGCCGTCATCCCGGTGACCGGGACGCTGGTCCACAGATCGTTCGGGTTGCACCCGCTTTCGGGATTCACCAATTATGTCGGGCTCGAGGAGACGTTCCTCGACGCCATCGACGATCCGCAGGTCAACGCCATCGTCTTCGACATCGATAGTCCGGGCGGCGAGGCAAACGGCGTTTTCGACCTGTCGGATACCATCCATGCGGCGCGCGGCACCAAGCCGATCTGGGCGGTCGCCAACGAAACGGCGCTGTCCGCCGCCTATGCGATCGCCAGCGCCGCCGACCACGTGGTCGTGCCGCGCACCGGCGCGCTCGGCAGCGTCGGCGTGCTCGCCGTGCATATCGACCAGTCCGAGAAGGACCGCAAGGAAGGGCTTAAATTCTCGTTCATGACCGGCGGCGCGCGCAAGGCGGACGGCAATCCTCACCTGCCGCTGGACGACGAGGCCCGTTCCACCATCCAGGCCGAAGTCGACCGGGTGTTCGACCTGTTCGTCGACACCGTGGCGCGCAACAGACAGTTGTCGCCGGCGGTAATCCGCGAGATGGAAGGTGAGTCCGTGTTCGGACCGGACGCGGCGTCGTCAGGGCTCGCCGACGAGGTGGGCACATTCAAGGAATCCATGAAGGCGCTTACACGTCGGCTTCAACGGTTGCCGGCGATGACGGCGGCAAACACCAGAAAGGACAGAATTATGATCGATAACGAAGATCACACAATCGACGACGACGACATCCCTGCAAACGATAACGATCCCGATCCCGCGCCGGAGGCCGACGGAAACGTCGTCAACATCGATGACGCACGGGCCGAGGGCCGCGCTGAAAACGCACTGCACGCCGGTCAGATCGTGGAGCTTTGCGCGCTGGCCGGCAAACCAACCCTGGCGGCCAAGTTCATCACCGAACAGATCCCGCTGGAAAAGGTGCGCGAGGCATTGCTCGCCGGCCGGGCCGACGACGAAGACACCGAAATCGTGTCGAAGCATACCGGCCAAGGCGCCGAGATGCCGCAGCCGCGGATCGACGCCGGCGAAATCTACCGCCACCGCGCCGAGCAAACCCACCGTTGACGGCCGCGCCCAGCCGGGCGCGGCGGCATGCCTGCCTTCCATACGACGTCGGGAGGCGGGTACGAATCGTGAGATAAAACAGGAGTAAAATCAGATGACGACATTGACCGAAGGCCAGCACGCGGGCGAGTTTCTCGTCTCCGAGGCGCCGGGCAGGCGCTCGCGCGAGGAAGTGACCGTGATCCTCGGCCAGAACCTCAAGGCCGGGGCGGTGCTCGGCGAGATCACCATCGACCCCGCGACCATCACCTCGACCGCCGGTTCCGGCAACACCGGTGACGGCGCGATGGGCGCGGTGACCGCCGGGGCCGGCGTCCAGGCCGGACGCTACCGACTGGTCATCATCGAAACGATCGCCGCGCTCGGCACATTCACCGTCGAGGACCCGAACGGGGTCGAGATCGGCCAGGGAAATGTTGGGACGGCGTTCTCCGGCGAGATCGCCTTCACCCTCGCCGACGGCGCCGTCGATTTCATCGCCGGCGATGCGTTCTCGATCGACGTGGCGGTAGGCTCGCTGAAACACACCGAGATGGATCCTGCCAACACCGACGGTTCCCAGAAGGCCGTGGCCGTGCTGTGGGGCGCCGTCGACGCGACGGTGGCCGACAAGAAAGGCGTGGCGATCGTGCGCGACGCCGAGGTCAACAAGACCGAGGTCGTGTTCTTCACCGGCGCCACCCAGCCGCAAAAGGACACGGCGTTCGGCGAGCTTGGCGAAGCCGGCGTCATCGGCCGGTAAACCGCGCCGACGTTCAACCGGTAAGCCGGCCCACGGGCCGGCTTTTTGATTCGAAAACCAAGGCCAGGAGGGCCACACCATGCCTATTCTTGACGTATTCAGCACCGACGCCTTCTCGACCCTGCGTCTCACCGACGCGGTCAACAAGATGCCGTTCGTCCCCGGCCGCGCCCGACGCCTCGGCATCTTTGTCGAAAGCGGCATCACGACCACGACCATCGCGGTCGAGGAACGCGACGGGTTCCTCAAGCTGCTGCCGGACCGCGCGCGCGGCGCGCCGGCCGACCAGTTCGAGGTGAAAAAGCGCAACCTCCGCGACCTGCGCGTGCCGCACTTCGTGCTCGACGACACGGTCACCGCCGACGAGCTGCAAGATGTCCGCGCGTTCGGCTCGGAGATGGCGCTCGAAGGCGTGCAGCAGGTCGTCAACCAGCGGCTCGGCGAGATGATGTCGAGCCACGACGCCACGGTGGAGTTCGGCAGCATCGGCGCGATCAAGGGGATCATCCTCGATGCCGACGGGACGACCGTGATTCACGACCTGTTCACCATCTTCGGGATCACCCAGACGAGCGTGGACTTCGTCCTCGGCACTGCGGCGACGAAAATCAGGAAGAAGCTGTTCGAGGTCAAGCGGGCCATCGAGACCGCGCTGGGGGCGGCGACGTTCGAACGCATCCACGGCTTTGCCGGCAAGACATGGTTCGAGCGCTACATCAGCCACGCCGACGTGGAGAAAGCGTTCGATCGATTCCAGGACGGAGCGAGGTTGAGGGACGACCCGCGCTTCCAGGGCTTCGAATTCGCCGACGTCACCATCGAGGAATACCGTGGCAAGGTCAGCGGCGTCGACTTCGTCGCCGACAGCGAGGTCCACTTCTTCCCGATCGGCGTGCCGAACCTGTTCAAATCGTACTTCGCGCCGGCGGACTTCATGGAGGCGGTGAACACGGTGGGCCTGCCGCGCTACGCCAAGCAGGCTCCGGACACCGAGTTCAACCGCTTCGTCAAGCTCCACACGCAGTCGAACCCGCTGTCGATCTGCGTGCGCCCGGGCGTCCTGGTCAAGGGCACCACGTCGAACTGACCATCGATCATGACGATTGAAAATGCCTTCGCCATGGCGGCGGACGATTTGTTCGGCGATGCAAACCTGACCGTCGAGGCGACTTACACGCCGGCCGGAGGCCTCGCGGTAACGCTGCCGATCGTCCTGCGCCGGCCGGATCAGGAGATTAACCTCGGCGTATCGGGTTTGCAGGTCACCTCATGGCAGGCCAAGGCGCGCGCCAAGGATCTGCCGCCGGCGGCGGCGCCAGGCGACGGCCTGGCCATCGGCGCCGACACCTTCACCGTTCGCCAAATCGAACGCGACGCCTTGAACCTTGTCGTGTCGCTCGATCTGGACAAGAACACGTGAGGTGCGACCGATGGCCGATGGGATCACCGCGCGGCTGGTCGGGCTCGACAAGCTGCGGAAGGGGCTCGAACGGGCCGAACGGGCGAGCCGGATGAGCGTGAGAAAATCGGTCGACGAAAGCTCGCGCATCATCCAGCTCGAGGTGCGGCGCGACGTGGGCCGCATCTTCCGCAAGAACCGGCGCGCCCAAAATGCCGTGCGCAGGCAACTGTTCGACAACAAGGAGGACGGCACCGCCGCCCTCATCTTCTCCAAATTCGGGCGCGCGGCGGACGGCCGGTTCGCCGATTTCCTCGGCCCCCACATCACCGGCCGCGACATCACGCCACGGCGCAAGCGGTTCCTGACGGTGCCGCTGCAACCGGGCCGGCGCAACCGGGATCCGTCGAAATTCCCGAATTTGAAAGCGATCAGGATCGCCGGCACGTTGTTCCTGGTCCGCTCGACCCGGCGGGCGACGATATTCATGTTCGTGCTGGTCAGGAGGATCGCCATCACCAAACGCATCCGCGCCGAGCGCGCGGTGCGCCGCGAGTTGCGCCAGATCGGCGACCGCGCGCGGCGCGCGTTCAGGTTCTAGCGGACCATGCCGACGAGCGTGCGCGAATTGGCCCTGGCCGGCCTGAAGACGGAACTGGACGGGATCACCGGCGTCGCCGGCCTCACCGTGTTCAGGAACGAGGACGCGCCGATCGTCTCGCTGCCGACGCTGAACCAGGTCGACGCCGATGGCAGCCAACGGGTCATCGACAGGGCCGACGACGTCACCGTCTACGCCGTCGACGTGGCGATCGAGGGCTATGTCGCGGCCGACGTACCGGCCGCGACCGGGCCAGCGCTCAGCGAACTCTACGCCAACGCCGTGCAGGCGGCGAAGGCGGCCGAGGCGTCGGTCGCGGCGATATTCGAGGTCCTCGAAGCCGACCTCGACGCCACCTTGATCGTCGAGGAAGGGGTGAAACCCCATGCGTTCTTCAGACTCACCGTCGAGGTCCGGTTCGCCACCGCCGCCGGCAACCCGTTCATAGCGGCCTAGACCGCTCTAAAGGAGACCGACCATGCCCAGACAGCCCGGTAAAAATCTGCTGTTGAAGATCGAATCGACCGAAGGCTCAGGGACGTTTATCACCCTGGGCATGATGCAGACCAACGACTTCTCGATCGCCACCAATCCGGTTGAGGAAACCAACAAGGATTCCGTCAATGACCGTCGCGAGCTGATCGCCGGCATTCAGTCGCTGAGCGCCTCCGGCACCGGATTCTTCGACGCCGGCGCCGCCTGGCAGCGGGCGCGCGATGCCGCGCTCAACAAGGAAACGCCCAACATGCAGGTCATCGATCCAGGCGACGGCACCTACCAGGGCCGGTTCCTGATCCAGACGTTAGGCAAGTCCGGCGGCCAGGAAGGCTCGGTCGAGGCCAACATCTCCATCGAGTCGGCGGGCGACTGGACCTTCACGCCGGTCTGAGAAGCGAGCAATTAGCCGTTAGCTAAAAGCTGAAACTGACACCCAAAGCCACGAAAGGAGCGTAATCATGGCTGATCTGCCCATCCAGGAAGTCGTCGAGGCCGGCGCCGCGCCGACGTTCACGGCCGTCGCCGCCGCCGGCGATGCCGTCCTCAATCTCGAGAGCAACATCATTCTCTACTTCAAGAACGTCAATGTTGCGGCGCGGACCGTGACGGTCACCGCCCAGGACACCTCGGAAAAGGTGCCAGGGTTCGGTGATATGACCAAGGCGGACGTGGTGCTCGTCGTCCCGGCCTTGACCGGTGAGATCGTCGCCGGGCCGTTCCCGCGGCGCGCGTTCAACGACGCCCTCGGCAAATTGCAGCTTACCTACGACGCGGAGACCGACCTCACGGTGGCGGTGCTCAAGGTGCCGGCCGCCGGCTGATGGCGATGACCGCGAACGGACCGGAGCCGAATATCGACCTGACGCTGGGCGAGATGACGTATTCGCTGAGGCCGACGTTCGGCGCGCTGATGCGCATCGAACAGGCCCTTGGCGCCGGCATCGGGGCGCTCAGGCTTCGCTTCCTGCGCAGCGAATACGGTGTCGGCGAGGTGACCAGGATCGTCTACGAGGGCATCCGCGCGGTGCTCGGCAACGACGCGCCCAAGATCGAGGAGATCGGCGAAGCGATCATCCGCCACGGCCTCGACAACGAGGCCGGCGCCGCCGCCCTGGAAATGATCGAGGCGGCGCTGGCCGGCTTCGAACGGTTCGCCGAGGGGCGCGCCCGATCGGAGGCGGAAGACGGCCCGCCAGGGGGCGGAGAGGGCGCGGAGGCGGGCGAGGACGCCGCAGAGGACCCTTCACAGCCCCAGGCGGAGGATTCGCCTGGGGCCGCTTCTACGGGGCAGCAATCGTGATGGGCGTTCCGCCGGGTGATTTCGGACACATAACGCCGAGCGAATTCTTTGAAATCCAGGAAGCCTACGTCGAGGCCCACGGCGGCCGGTCGCGGCGGCAGACGCAGGGCGCCTGGCACGCCTTGGATCGCTTGAAAAGGCTCTATCCCGACACGCCCGTCGCCGGACATGCGTGA